GCTTTCTTTAGCTAAATTAACTTTTTTTCAATTATTTATAGGAATATAGAACATGGCAATAAAACCAATTGGACATTACCCTAAGGAGTGGAAACCAAAAGTTAGGAAACTTCACAAGTATTTCGTGACAGAATACGAATTTGAGGCAGAGGGATATGAAATTCTATTAACTGCCCTTTTTGCATTGAATCGTTTGCTCGAAGCTCAAGAAATTTTAGCACGCGAGGGGCTTACCTATGAAATCAATGGACAGATCAGAAAGCATCCTGCAAACGAGATTGAAAAAGTTGCCCGATCACAATTTATGGCAGCTTTCAAGATGCTTGGAATTTCTAAAGTTGAAGAAATTAAAAATAACCCGGGACGACCGGCAAAACCTAACTAAGGAGAAAAAATTATGATGAAAAAGAAGAAAGATCAAATGATGTCGGCAGAAGAACGAGAAATTAAACTTTTCATGAAATATGACACTTATGAAGAATTTCAGAAAAATGAAGGAACCAGTTATCGCGCATGGAAATATTTTGCCAAGCTGCATAGGGAATTGAGGGCTGATAATTTTGAAATCGTGAATCCGGAGGATCTCTAATGTATAGTTTTACTTTGCTTGACGATTTTTCCAATTATGAAATTGACCTATATGATACGCTTTCGACTGATTGCTCTGTTCAAATTCGTTTCGATATATCGTCTTGGCTTTCAACTGATACGATCGCTTCAGTAACATTCAAGGCTTTTGACGAATTAGGTACCGATGTCACTGCAACTGTTCTGGATGCTGGAAATTCAACTTTCACTCTTGACGGCTCTCTAAGACCTTGGATCAAAGGCGGATCGACAAATAAAAAACAGTATACAGTTGCTATGAAGGTCACGACAAATAGTACTGGAGAAGTAATGACTTTCTATTTACGATATCGGGTCAAAAATATTGGTCAAAGATAAATTAGCCCTTTACACAATAGCTAAAGTATTATATAATTAAATAAAGTTTTAAAGATTTATTTCTTTAATTCTTACTGAGTAAGAGATTTCATATTTTAAAAAGCGCCCAATATATCCTGAAGACCCTTGGCAAGGGATGGGCGCTTTTTAATTGGCACGGTGGGTGCTCCCGGGACGTGCCGCTGACTTTTAGGGTGCAAGTTCTCTGCGCCAGAACTTTTACCTTGAAAGTCAAAAAACTTCATTTGGCCAATGCCGATGAAGCTGGGAGAAGCGGTAATCACAGAAGGCCAACGTCCTTCTATATGATTAATTTTGTAAGATGGAATGATTAAGCCAATGCGACAAGTTCCCTCTGAATAACGAATAGAAATTAATAATAAATTTCAGAGGAGAAAAATTATGAACGTAAGAGAATTAGTGATCAAAAGAGATAAAGTCATACGGGGTATGAATACGTTAATGGATGGGGCAGGCAGCTATAAGTCTTTGACTGCCTGGGAAAAGAATCAATATGACGACTTGAATATACAATTGAGTCAGATTAATAAAAAACTGAACGAGCCAGAATCAAGACAGACTTTGCCTGGCGCTGGAGGAAATATGATGTCAGAAAGTAGCACTGGCCCTTTTGAAACGATGGGCGAGCAGTTACAGGCGATTAGAAATGCTGCTATCCCGGGTCAGAGGGTTGACAATAGATTGCATGAAGTAAGGGCGGCAACTGGTCTTTCAGAATCTGTGCCCAGTGATGGTGGCTTTTTGCTCCAGCCTGAGTTCTCTAATCAGATTTTAAAGAATGCCTGGAATACAGGAGACATTCTATCACGAGTTCGTAGAATGCCTATTAGTAGATCAAGCCTTAAAATTCCCGCAGTGGATGAAACAAGCAGAGCAACTGGCTCGAGGCACGGCGGCGTTCGTGGATTTTGGGTTGACGAAGCTTCAGAAAAAACTGCCAGCGCACCGCAGTTCCGCCAGATTGAAATGAATCTTAGGAAGCTTTGTGTGCTTGTTTATGCGACAGATGAGCTGTTAGAAGATGCTGGCGCTCTCGCAAGTCACGTACAGACAGCGGCAGAAGATGAAATCCGCTTCATGACAGAGGATGCAATCATAAACGGCACGGGTTCAGGTACGCCGCTTGGTATCTTGAATGCTGGTGCTACTGTGACGCAGGACAAAGAAGGATCTCAAGTTGCCGCAACTTTGGTTTATGAAAACTTGATCAAAATGTGGCAGAGGATGCCGCAAGCAAATCGTAAAAATGCTATTTGGCTTTGCGAGCAATCAGTAGAAAGCCAACTGATGAGCATGTATCTGTCAGTTAGCAATTATGGCGGAGCCGGCGTTTTCTTGCCTGGCGGATCTATTGCAACACAGCCGTACAATACGATTCTTGGCAGGCCTTTGATCCCGGTCGAGTATTGTCAAGATTTGGGAACTGAAGGCGATATTATTTTTGCTGATCTTTCGCAGTATATTTTGGCTGAAAGAGCGGGTGGCATTTCAAGTGATATGAGTATCCACGTAGAATTCAAGACGGACCAATCGGTATTTAGATTTGTTTTCCGTGTGGATGGTCAGCCCATGCTGGCTGCGCCCATTACGCCATATTCGGCTGGAAGTACGCTGAGCCCTTTTGTCACGCTTCAAACGCGAAGCTAAACCTTTAACCATCCCACATGCGTGATGTGCAGGTTTTAAAATATTTTCCCTGCAAGCGTTGGCATCATGCATGAAGGCCACTTTTTCAAGAGGAAATAGTTCACCGACTACCTCCACCTTTTGAAAATTGTGGCACATATGCCGGCGTTGAGTTTTCTTTCATTTTTCACTTGACGCCGGCATTACTTCAAATCTTTCTATGCAGAAACTTCCTATAAATTCCCCACAGTATCAAGAGCCAATTCTCAGAGCATACAGATGCATTTTTTATGATTCTTGTTTAGACAAAGCAGTGGCTGAAAAAGGTGGGAAACATGGGGCAGGATATATGGATTGCACAGGATGTCCTAAAAGACAGGATACTGATATTGATGATCCTATTTTATTTTGGAAATTAATCCTTCTATATGCTGCTATTTATCTTCCACAGGAATATAAAGAATATACATGGACAGATGCTTATCGTGAAAATAGAGATCATATATTAGCGGCTGTGAACAAACGTAACAGAGAAGCACGTAGAAGCGCTTAAAACAGCCTCAGACGCACGCTACAGCACGCTACAGCGATAATCTTTTTGTACCCCTATATGTTACCTCCCTTTTTTATTTAAAGCCATTAAAACAGCTTTAAGCTGGGTTTTAAGGGCAAAGCTTTAAAAAAAATTATTGGAAGAAAAAATCCTTAAAAAAGTGAACAGTTAAGCTTATAATATAATAAACGAGCCATGCCACAAGAGAAACCCATGAAACATGAGCGAGCCACGGAATCAGAGAAACCCATTTACGGAGAGCGAAAAACCCACAGCAGTCAAATTGTTGTGGCTTTTTATCTTTTAAAGATCAAATTTTTAACTTTAGACCCTCTCAGATCGCGTATATCGAACGATCTCTAATTACCCCATGCTTTAGTATTCGGAAAACATTTCAAGCCGATTATCAGCATTTAATCAAAACATCCTAATAAAATCAGCAATTTAAAAAAATATTAAAAAAAGGCTTTACAAATCTTTAATATTTTATTATAGATTATTTTAGATTTAAATTTACAAAATCGTAAGCCCGGGACACCGGTAAAAATGTTAAAAATCCTTCAAAAATTAGAACGCGCTCAAGATGCTGGTAGCCGTGAGGCCCAGGGGGCTTGTTTACGAGCCTTGTAACATCTTGGGCGTTTTCTGTTTTAAGGAGGTACAAAATGAAACGCATTTACAGAACAGTCGTGCTTGGCAAATCTGGCAAACCAGAAGTTATCTTTAATCGCTATTCCACATTTCATGAATCTCTAAATGCAGCCCGGATCTTGATCCAAAGCGGAATCGGCAAAGACAAAATCGACATCGAAAAGCTGGTCAATGGCGAGTGGCGGTCATACGAACAGGAAAGGCGGTGAATCGTGAAACAAAAAAGGCGAAGCATTTACCGATGGACCTGGGGCCAAAAGATTTATGTGGGTTTTCTAATTTTGGGCACATTAGCGTTAATTGTGCTTGGAATTTTAATTATTCAAGAAATCCATAAGCAGGCCACAGAACCCAAACCCAAACCTGTTCCTAAGGTAGAAGATGGCATACAGTTGCTATCTTGTTAGGAGGTGAGAAAAAAAATGAAATTCGAAGACAGAATATCGGTTCTAAATAGTTCAATCCCACAAGGCGGGTTTGGTAGAAATTTAACAAGCACAGAATGTAAGAAAATTCGATCTTATGGTTATTCGTGTTCTGAAAAATGGATAGTTGTTCGAGCATTTGATTCGCCTTCATATGGGATCGTTTATAAACCATCAAAAAATGGTGGATATGATCACACTGGAATTTATGTTGAGGATTGATTATCGGTTGTATAGCCTGAATCTAAATGTTTTAGGCTATACTGCAGGCAATCAATAAAAGGAGATTAGGAAAATGAAGGCATCCGGATATATTAGGGTATCTACTTTAAAGCAAGCCCAAGAGGGGGAATCTTTAAACTTACAAAAAAAGCAAATCAAAGATTATATTAAAGCCGAAAACTGGCAACTGTTTAAAGTATACGCAGACAAAGGGATATCTGGTACATCTACAGAAGGACGAAAAGATTTTAAACGGATGATAGAAGATGCTAAAAAGGGAAAATTTAACATTTTAGTCACGCCCCGTTTAACAAGGTTTGCCAGAAATGCCAGGGATCTTTTAAACAAAGTAGAAGAGCTTAAAAGCTATGGCGTAAAGTTTGTATCTTTAAAAGAAAAAATTGATATGACTACTCCATATGGGGAATTTATGATTACAATGCTTGCAGCCGTGGCACAGTTAGAAAGAGATACGATTGTTGAGCAAACAAGAGAAAATAGACACAGCTTATGGTTTAGAAAAGATATCTCTATGGGCCAGGCGCCTTATGGTTATAGATGGTCTGAAGAAAAAAAGATGTTAGTTGCTATAAAAGAAGAAGCAGAGATTTATAAACAAATTGTTAATCTCTATTTAAATCTGGGAATCGGGATTGATGGGATTGCAGCAAAGCTAAAAGCTGATGGAATTAAAAGCCGGCAAAATAGAAACTTGGCCCCTGCTACTATTTCAGGCTTTTTAAAAAATCCTGTTTACTATGGGCGCTGGATACAAAATCAATATGAATATGAGAAAGACAAAGACACTAAAAAAATAATACGCACTAAAAAATTGAAGCCTGAAAATAAATGGATTGAATTTCCCTCAGAACCTTTGATATCAAAAACTGATTGGGATAGGATACAGGAGAAAACTAATTTTAACAAATCAAAGGCCCGTAGGACGTCTGAGGACACGGAAAAAAGCTGGTTAAGGGATAACCTTGCCTGTGGCTTTTGCGGCTCTAAAATGATGTTTAAGAAGGGATCAAAGCGAAAAGATGGAAGCGCCCCAAGATACTATACTTGCTACTGGGCCAGGGCAACTAAAAAGCAACTGGCACAGCACAACAGGGATAAAAGATGCACGATGGCAAGCATACCAGCGGAAAAGTTAGAATCTGAGATCTGGCGATGGATGTCTGATGTAATATCTTTACGCAGGGGTAACAGGGAAGCAATAAAACAGCGGAGGGAATCTGCGCTTGAATCTTTACTTGATCTAAAATCAATAGAAAAACAGATTGCTAAAAGAAAGCAGGTTATTTTAAATTTGAAAAAAGAACGTGATCAATTATCAACTGCTCGTAAGCGTTTATTTGATATGCTGGAAAGCGGATCCTTTGATTCTGATACAGCTAATGAATTTGAACAGCGATTAAATAGAAATCAAGAGAGGGTGCAAGAAATTTCTGACCAGATTTTAAGGGAAGAAAATAAGATATCTGAATCAAAAAAAATAGAAGATTACAGCAATCTATTAAAGGATTTTCAGACCAGCAAACAAGATGTAATGGAAAAACTTTTAAAAGATATTTGGAAACTGGATGCTAAATTAAAAAAGCAACTGGTCGAATCAATGACCGCTGATAGGATAGAAATCATCGAAGAAATGACAGAGCCAGGGCTATATGAGATGGGAATCAATTATAGGAAACTCAAGCGTTCAGCTTCTTTTAT